ATGGAAGGAAACCTACCGCCGATAGACCTGCTCAACGCGCCCCCGGTCATGCCGTGGCGCCAGTTCGCGGACTGGATTCGCATGGGCGATGAACACGACGTGGTGTGGGGCTGGATTCGTAACGGCTACATCCCGTCGCACAAGGTCGGCAAGTACGTGATGGTCAACGTAGCGCTGCTGGTTAAGCAGCTCATGGAAAAGGAGTGGGACGAATGATCCGCGCCGCCTACGGAAAGCCAGGGGATGGGATGACCTATGTCGAAGCCGACCAGCTATCAACGCCTTCCGCACGCCCAGGACTGCGGCTGCTCTGTCTGCTGGTCCAGACGCGAAATGGCGAAACTCGCTCCCTCCCCGTCCACACGCTGCGCCCAATGCCGCCCCGCCTCTGCGTGGCCGATTCGCACGCTGCAAATGGGCTGCGTCGGTGGAACCTGGAAGCCTCTGGTTTCGGAGTGGACAGTGGAGCCGGCCTTTATCTGCGAGAAACACACGCCACCCGCCCGCCCCGCGAAGTGGTGGAACGTTGCTTACCAAGATTCAACCTCGGCGCCGAGCGAGCAATTCCCGTTCTAGCCGAAACCGCGACCGAAGTCGAGCAGGTCCAGGGCCGCGCTCCCGGCTCGTCGGATCACGCTTCACCGATCCGGCGAACGGAAGCACGGGCGGAGCGCACCCTTGACCCTGCACGAACAGAAACAGCCTCCGCTCGGGAGGGCGGGGCAGCTCCACCGCCCCGCGCTCCTGAGCCCTCGGCGGCGAGAGTGGGATGACAAGGGCAAAGCCCTTGGTGTTAACCAACTAAAGAACACGCACAACGCGACCTTTTAACCGGTAGGCCAAGTAACAGATCACCTCGGCGAACTTGCGAGTTCACCGGTTCGGGATCGCTCGGCCTACAGAAAGCAAAGCCGCGCAATAAAGCGCAACTAGAGAGAGGAAACACAAATGGCACGTTCGATCATGGAAGTTGCATTTCTCAGCGCTGAGAAAGTCGAGTTCGACAACGTAAAGCTGGTGAAGCTGTTTGTCGGTGACGAGCCGGACGGCAAACGTGACCTCGGCATTTCCATCCTGTCGATGAATGTCTCCGAAGAAGCCCTGGACGAAGTGTGGTCCGCCTGCGAAAGCCTCGATGTGCTTGAACCGATCCGCGTCACCACCGAGATCGAGCGAGGCTCCAAGAACGCTGGCAAGTTCATCGTCCTGCACGTTGAGCCTGTGAAAGCAGCCGCTGCTCAAGCCGCCAAGCCGACCCAGCAACCGACCCCAACCGCCAAGCCAGCCGGCACTCAGCCGGACCCGGCCAAAGCGAACTAACCGGGAGGGGCGGCCATGCTGATCGATGACCGGGTGTACTGCGATTGCTGCGGAAACGACATGGGCAAGCTCATGGCGCTGCCCGCGCCGCAAAGCGACCTGCTGCCCGACCTCAGCCTGCCGCCCCACTTCGCCGTCTGCCCCGACTGCGAACCCTCCGAAGCAACTGCCGACCTTGAGCAGGCCGGCGAATGAATTTCCTCGCCTGTGACGGTGACTGGCTGCAAGGCGCCGATGGCTCGCCCATCTGCTCCGGCTCGCTGGTCGCCCTCACGGTCGAGGAAATGCAAAGCCTCTACGGCTCTGCACTCACCTGGGACCAAGTCTCCGAGCTGCAAGGCGAAGCGATTGTTCTGTTCGCCACCGTGTTCGGCTTCCTGGTCCTGAAAAAAGCCCTGAAACAGTGAGGTATCACCCATGCAACTGAACAAGCACTTCATCAAGAAGATCGGCCTCGGCGCTGCCGTTGCTCTCTCGGCTGCTGCCGGCTCTGTCTACGCGGCAGTTCCGGCCGAAGCCACCACCGCGCTCGATACCGCTGGCACCGACGTCGGCACCATCGGTTGGGCCGTCTTCGCCGTGATCATCGCCGCGATGGCGTTCAAGTACATGCGCCGCGCCCTGTAACCGGGGTTCTGCGCACTGCATGTGCCGAAGCAAACAAACCCCGCTCCGGCGGGGTTTTCTCTTCCAGGGAAACGCCAATGAGCTACGAACTGTACGTCCTGATCCTCACCACCCTGGCGTTCTATCTCGTGTTTTTTGGGCGGGTGTGAGTATGAGGCGTGTACTGGCTAACATTTACTTATTCTGCTTAACGTCATGCGCAGGGCCGCTTGTCTGGGCAGCTGATTTTTACTGGGCGCAGAATTCCACTACCGCAACGCGCTTTGGATCCATTCAGGCTGCGTGCGACAGCATCACCACTTATCAAAATCAGCCTGTCGACTTCCGTGAGATTGACTACCGAAGCGAAACGCAAATCCAGTGTAAGTACAACAAAGCAGGCACACAGATACTGGCTGGTGGTGTTCTTTTTTATCGCTACGGTAATGCCTGCCCGTCTGGCACAACCTACGACGCTACAACTGGTGCATGTGTTGCGCCCGAACCCGATCAATGCGCCACCGAAACCGGCGAGTTCGTCCACGAGTACAACGCCGGCTCTCTGGACCCATCCGTACCGCCTTCGCTGCCTCCATCTTCGATCTGTGAAAGCGGCTGTCTCTACAACCGCACCGCCACGGTCAAGGGCTGCAACCGCTTTCTGGAAGACACCACCGGCAAGGACCTGAACTCCGTTTATTGCAAGGTGGTTTACCAGGGCGCCGGCTCGCAATGCACTTCAAACAACCCACCTCCCGGCAGCATCTTCGACCAGCCGCCGTCCAAGCCCCCGGCCGACAGCACGCCTCAGTTCACCAGCGAAAGCCTGTGCGGTGACTGGGTTACCAACGCGGACGGTTCGCAATCGCGCAACTGCACCAGTAGCGAAAAACTGAAAGAACCCGGCCAGCTCAATTGCAGCAACGCTGCGGACTACTTGCACTGCACCACCGGCAAGCCCGCGCCGCGATTCGAAGACACCACGAAGACCGAGGAAACCACCAAGACCACCAACCCGGATGGCTCCAGCAAGACGGAGACCACCACCACGACCGACAAGACCGTCTGCGTTGGCACCAAGCCCTGTACATCCACCACTGCCGAAGAAAGCTCGACCTCCGAAACGGATGCCGATGGCAAACCCGGCGACGAAACCAAGTCCTGTACCGGCTCTGGCTGCACGCCCGATGAGGGCGAAGGCGAGGATGAAGGTGAGGAAGGCCCGGACCGTCTGGCTTCTGCCGGTTCCTGCGATGCGGCGTTCTCCTGCAGCGGCGACCCGATTGATTGCGAAGTGCTGCGGCAGCAGAAGGAGCAGCTGTGCCTCGCTGAGGAAATGTCCGATTTCCCTAAACAGCAGTCCGCCATCGAGGCCGCTGTCACCGGCGACCGGTTCCAGCTGGATGAAGGCTCCGGTGTTATCGACGTGCCGTCCTTCATCAACCAGGGCACCCGTTTTCTGCCGTCTGCTTGTCCTGCAGCCGAGAGCTTCAGCCTGACCACTGCTGGGGGTCGCACTTTCCAGCTCAGCTACGAACCGCTATGCCGCGCCGCCAGTGACCTGAGCGGCCTGTTTGTGGCTGTGGCCACCGTTCTTGCCGCCCTGTATGTGGGCCGCGCCGTAGGAGGTCAGTGATGCAGTTTCTATTCATCGTCCAGATGCTCGTGATCATCGTCGGGCCGCTGGTGAAGATGGTGCTGAAGATGATCGGTTTCGGCTTCGTCTCCTACATGGGCTTCAACCTCATCATTGGCCAGGCGCAGGACTACCTGTTCGGGTTGATGGGTGATGTCGGCCCGGTAATTCAGGGGATTCTCGGGCTGGCCAAGTTCGATGTGGTGGTGAACCTGTATTTCGCCGCGATCTCCACGCGCTTCGTCCTCGCCGGCATCGACAAGGCGACCGACCGCAAGCGCAATCAGGTCTGGCACAAGCCGGGCGGCACCTCCATCGACGCATAAGGAGGCGCCGTCATGCTCGTTATCCGCACCGGCAAGCCCGGCCATGGCAAGACCCTGAACACCATCCGCGAAGTCGACCAGAAGGCCCATGCCGAAGGCCGGGTCGTCTACTACCACAACATCAACGGCCTCAAGCCCGATCAACTGCAAGCGCAGTGGTTCGAGTTCGAAGATCCGGAGAAGTGGTTCGAGCTGCCGAACGATTCGATCATCGTCGTCGACGAAGCGCAGGGCTGGTTTGGCTCACGCGATCCACGGGCGCGGCCACCGGAGCACATCACCCGCTTCGAGACCATGCGCCACCAGGGCCACGAAGTGCACCTCGTCACCCAGGACCCGCGCTATCTGGATGTGCACCTGCGCCGGCTGTGCAACACGCACATTCACTACTGGCGCGTCTTCAAGTCCGCCCAGCTGCTGCGCTTCGAGTCGGAAGTGGTGGTGGAAAAGGTCGAGCTGAAGACCAGCTTCAAGGACGCCGACAAGAAGTCGCTGCGCCTGGATAAGCGCTACTTCGGCGCCTACACCAGCACCAACGCCAAGCACCACTTCCAGGCGAAGGTGCCGACCAAGTTCATCCTGGCCATCTGCGTGCTGATCGGGGCGGGCATCCTCGTTTATCGCGCCTGTGAGCGC